TTACACGCTTCCCTTTTGGCAGGCCCGTATCTGATCGCGCGTGCCGATGTAATCCCCGATCCAGCGGTGGGTCTCGGGCGTGTCCGGGTGTGCGTCCAGTTCGGCTTTCAGCGCCGTCTGATCGGCCTTTGAGTAGGTTTTAAGAGTGGGGCAGACCGGGCGCAGAGCAGGCGTTGCACAACCCGAAACCGCCAGGGCCAGAACGGCCAGCGTGGCAATCCTGCGCATCATGCGGTCCCCGCTTCCAGGCGCGCGTCTATGGCAGCATCGGTTGCGGGGGCATCGGTCTGCGCCTGTGCCATAGCACTTTCGGTTTTTGTGACTGCCTGTGCCTCAGTTACGGCATTTGTCTCGTCCGTGCTTTTCTGGGCTTTCTTCTCATCACTCCGCAGAATGAGAAAACCCGTAAAACCGATGATCACAACGCCGCCAATAACAATCCAAGGGGTATAGTTCATAAATCAACGCTCCCGCGCATGCCCAAACCCATATCGTCAGCATCGTGCATGTCATCATGCAGGCTATCCGGGTTCAGGTCGGTTGAAGTGGAAGTGCGAGGCGCGGGCCGATAGCCGTATTCCTCCGGGTCCGCGCTACTGGCCGCATAAGCCAGTGCTGCCGCAATGGCGGCATCACCATGGCGCTGCCCGCTTTCATCTTCCGTGCGCTTGGCCGGAATGCGGGCAACACCATTAACCAGCCGGAGCGCATGAATGTCGTCATGCACATCCCTATCGGCTGGGATGGTCAGAGAGCCTTCTTCAAAAGCAGACTTAAACGGCGGCATGTTGTCGCGATACCAAGCTTCTGAAAAATTCACGGCCTGAATGCGCGCGCCAAACCGCTGCCTTGTCACCTCACCAAGCCATCCGCCATTGCCGGTGGAATCAATGGCACCTGCCCGCAGGCGTGGAAGGCGGTCCAGGACAAACCACAAAATCTGCTTTTGCTGTTCATAAGGAACATTGCGCAGTTCCAGAACAAAGGGCGTTGTGCGGACAAGAGACTGTTCCAACGCCATGATCCAGATGACCGACAAATCCCCGGAGCGCGCAAAATCCTGCCCGAATACGTGGGGAGTTTTCGGGTCCAGCGCATGCAGTAACGGCAGCAGTTCTTCCTTACAGAAGTCTTCCGCTTCCTGCCTGCGAACAGGCTCTTTCTCCATCACAAACTTGTCGTCACAACCCCACCGAACAACCACGGCGGAATTGGATGTGCGGGCTGTTATCAGGGCGCGCGGGATATATGCGCCTTTGGTTGCTGTGGGGATGACGTGCAGTTCCTGGTCGGCCTTGCTGCCGAACTCGCGCAGTATTTTTTCGTACCACTGCTTTTCCCCCTCGAACGTCCATTCCTTGCCACTTTTGGCGCAGACCGCACGATAAAGGCCGTCCTTGACTGCATCCTCAAAAGTAATGCGGATCAGATGGTAGTCCTGATAATCCGTGCGTTTGGCGCGTATGCCCTCGACCAGCTCATTGAACGGGTTGGTGTCGCCATTGTGCGTGGACAAAATAATGATCTTCGCCCCCCAGATGCGCAGCGCCAGGGCGGCGGTAATCATCGCATCCAGATCGTCCACAAATGCCGCTTCATCAAGAATAACCAGCCCTTGCTTTGACCGGAATGCGCGCGCAACAGACGGCAGAGCCAGAATTTCAAAGCCGGATGCAAGGTCGATACGGAAAATCTTTAGATCACGGTCAGGATTATCCGGGTCTTTGAACAGGTCTTCCTGAACATTGGACGCGGCCATTTGCAGTATTCTGGCGGCTTTACCGCAGTCATCAATAAACTGCCGGGTCATGTCTTTTTCATAACCCATGTAAAACACGTCCATGCCGCCAGCCGTGGCCGCCGCACCGGCAACAGTGACGGCCAGCCACGCCAGCGTCCACGAAATACCGATACGGCGTGATTTCTCGATAACGAGAATTTCGTGTTCCAGATAATCTTCGATAATGCGGGACTGATACGGGATCAGCGCCGTTGTGGCCGACAATTCCCGTGATGGGCTGGTCAGAACGCGCGCAGGTGCCGGGATAACATCATGCTTACTGGTCATGATTTCACGCCCAGAATGCGGTCACGGATCATTTTGGTGGTTTCGTCAGAAAGCCCCTTTTCCTTGGCCAGCATTTTCAGGTTTTTTTCGTCCTGTGCGCGCAGGCGTTTTTCCGTACTCTCTTCCACCTTCGCCACAAAATCGGCATCGGTCTTGCTGGCTTTGGTCAGGTGGTCCAGGGCTTTGGATAGGAGCATCAGCCCTTCCGGGTTGCCCTGAAGGGCTGCCAGCCCATCGGCATTGATCTGTCCACCTTCCTCCTCGCCCGCCATAAACAGGTCGAGAATGGCCGTGTGCATCATCTCCACGTTGGCGCGCAGCATGCGCGATACGGAGGCATCCCCCATCTGGCGGGCAAGCGCCTCTGCCACCATGCGCGAGCGGCGGGCCTTCTGCCCTAGCTTGTCCAGCTTCTGGCAATGCCGCCCCATGGCAGAACGGCTGAAATCCTTGCCGTAACCTTCACGCAGAAGGGCAAGGATTTCATCAATCGTCATGCCGTGCGCGCGGGCTTTCGCGATTTCCTCGCGGATTTCCTCGTCTTCGCGCTCTATGGATGATGGCCGCGCCATGGGTCAGAACATCAGGTTGCGGGCAACGCCCGTGATTTTCTGCATGCACTCGGCAGCACGAATGCCAGCATCCGTCAGGTGTGCAACCCAAATATCGCTGGCGGTTTGCCTGGGTAGCTTTTCAATGCGGACACATCCGGCCCGTTCGAGAAAATCCAGATCGGCACGCATGGTGTCAAAATCCGTGGCGCGACCAGATGAAACGACAATGCGCAGCAGCACTTCGTCATTCAGCATACGATTGCCCATTTCATTGATGGACATAAGGACACGCAGGCGGCGGTCCTCAATAATAGCGGCAGCGGCGCTCATGGTCATTTCCCGTTGGCGGATGCAATGGTTCCGCGAATAATGGTGTGGAGCAGTTCCGTATTGTTCTTGCCGTCCTTACGGATTTCTCCCAGATCGGCGTGAATGCTGGTCATGCTGGAGCGAATGGCGTTCACATCCGACGACAGGCCCTCGTGCTTCACGGCAAGGGCTTCATGCCGGACAACCAGGCTGTCATGGCGGGAGGCCAGCGTGCGCTGGCGGCTCATCAGCAGTGCAAAGCACAGAACGATGATGATCCCGACCAACGCCAGACAGAGCAGCATCAGCGGCGATATGACCGGCGTGGCCGGGTTCATCATCTGCACGGTCAGGCGGTCGCGGCTGCGGTGGTTGCCGTCGCGGTGGACGCCGTGGCCGTGGTGGCGCTGTCAGGCGTGACGTAAATACCTGCCAGATCAGCAATGGCTGCCTGCACATGCGTCACCACGCTGTCCTCGGTGGGGACAACAAAGCCGAGGTTACGCAGCATGGACACAGTGCCGCTAATGGCCTCCTGCGCCAGCGGGTTGGCTGCGTCCCATGTGTCAAACAGGGTCTTGAGGTGGGTTACACCACCATCCACCTTGGTAACGGCGGATTTTACAGCCGTCTGGGCCGTGGCATTGTAGGTGGCAAGTGTGCCACCGGTAGCCGTGGCAATCATGGTTCCGATAAGCGGAAACACGCTCCCCAGAATGCTTTTCCAGTTGATGTTCATTTGCTTCTCGCAAAATGGCGCTGCGTCCTCGCCGGAATAAAACGGCCATGCGCGCCCGCATGCCCGTATGGGGTCAGGCGGCGGGTGCGGCGGTGGGCTGCTGGGCAAGCTTGCGCGCCAGATCGCGCCGCTGCATCGTCCGGTCTATCCAGCCAGCACCACAGGGCGCGAACAGACGCAGCCCCCGGTAATACTCGACCTGCAAGGTTCCCAAACGATCAATAAGAGACTGGATATTTCCACCCTTGGTGGCGTCCATTAGGGCCGCAATCGTGCGCGGCCCAATGGCACCATCAATGTCAGCTTTGGGCATACCAAGTGCTGTTTGCAGCAACAGGGCCGCAGTGTGGATGCCCGCGTTAAAACCAAAATCAAACACCATGGCGTCAATACCTGCTGGCAGTGCATCACAGTGCAGTGGCCGCCAGTAAAAGGCATCGGCAATGGCATTAAAGGTCGGCGCGTCAATGGACTGCATGACCTTTACCGTGACACTGGCCGGGTTCCCTCCCATCCAGCGCACCATGGTCGGGGCTGAAATCCCGCGCATGGTGCCCACAAGGTTGCCGCGCCCAACATCGCCCAATGTCCAGTTGCCCGGATCACTGCGCAGACATTGGTAAAGACCTTCGGCCTTTTGGGTAAAATCTGTAATGGGGAGGAAATTCGTCTGCATGTCGCCAAACTACGGGCGACACTGGCAGGCTATCAGGGGGGAATATTCCCCCTATTAGAGCAGGCTTAACTGTCCGGGGTCAGTTTGCCATGCCTTGCGTGGTGCCGGGATATGCGGCCCACGCGCAAGGGCTTTTTTAACAGTGGAGCGGTCGGTGCCTGTGCGGGCCGCTATGTCATCCACAGAAAGCCCCATCTGGCGGCACATCAGAATACGCCAGGGGCGGCAGATGGGAACATCAATCTGTTCCCCTCCAAAATGGTGGGAAAGGGTCTTGGCTATATCGTCGCCATAAACTGCCGCAAGGTCCGATCCTTCCCACTTGCGCGGCACCCATACACGACGCCCGCCCGCACATTCAATAAACCGGAACGCTGCATCTGCTCCAACAGCAGCAACAAGCCAGTCAATCTGTGCGGGCGGGCGAATAGTCATTTTTCTCTATGTCCTGAAGCCTTTTCAGAGGCTCTTAAAATATGCCTCAAACGGCATATTTGTACACTGTTCTCCCATTTTAGGGGTTTTTGCCCGAATTGTCCTTATTTTATCATCTTTTCCAGACGATCCTTGATTTCTAAACGGATGATTTCGTTTAATGCCCCATCAATACGCCAGGTATAAGAACCGATGATATAAGAGCAGATTGCCTCTACATGGCTTTCATCAAACTTCACACCCGCTCGCCACGCATCCTGTAGAGCGTCAAAGATCGTTGCATACAGATATGCTCTTGATTTGCCTATGCTCCTGAATTTGTGCAGACCAAGCGCCACCCTATCGTCATGCGCCTTGGGCTTTTTAATAGAAACATCAGAAAGCTTTACAGGTGCCACAGGCGCAATTTCTGCATCAGGCATGTCCTTTTTCCATCCGGCTCTTCCATGCCTTGAGGGCTTCAATCACCTTGCGGGCCTGTGGTTCGTCCAGGAACTCTGGCGCGCTCACACTCACGCACCGCTCTACAAAGGCCCGCAGTGCCTCCTTGGAGCCATCCCCACGCAGCATGGGCTTCATTTCCCGCCACAGGGCATAGACCTTGCGCACCCATGGCTTATGGTTCGGCCTGGACGCCTTGAAGCCCAGCCGCTTCATTTCGGCCAGCACATCATGCAACTGGCCAACAGAGCAGGCTGTGCTGGAAACATGCCCCGTCACGCGCTGGAGCAGCGCGCGATAGGTCACATCATCCAGCCCTAACTGGCGGCGTCCAACGTGAACTTTCTTCACCATGTCAGATCGGGCGGGAATAGTGTTGGCTTGTCGCAAGGTCACTGGCTTTCTCCTGCTCGAGTGTTCCATGCTTCGGTAGCGGCTTCTTTTGTCGCTCTCTCTGGCCCAGATGCCCCACATTTTCCGCACCACGCATAATATTTTATGCCTCCTGCCATGTGTATGTTTCTGCTCTTGCAAAACGGGCAGATATTCATTCCCTCGCTCATGCCACCTCTTCCTTGGCAAAGCGCGGGCGAAACATATCTGTCAGCTTGCCAGTGCTGCGGTCCAGATGGCGGGCAATGCCCGCAACATCATGCAACAGGTTAAAATCGTCTGCGTTTTCCAGACGGGCGAAGTCCATAGGGCAGCCGTTGGAATGGACCGCGTTGAGGTCCATTTGAATATCAAGCATCACATCCATGGAGAGGATTTCCTCCCCCCGTGCCATATACAATCCCACCACACGACGGCTAATGCGAGTGACGATCTCCCGCTCTTCAGGCGAGGCAGTGAATTTTACAGCCATCACACCACCTCACAGCCGGGAAAAATTGGTTTCAAGGCAATGCTCATATTTCCCAGGCTCACTGGCAGGGTAAGCATTGATAGCCGGTCGGGATTCAACAACCCGGATACTGTCGGCAATGGCGTTGCGTGCTGCATCCCACTTGGGGTGGGGTATTTCCACCTGCCGTGCCGTCTGCAACCGATCTGTGCTTAAAGCGCCGGTTTTTTCGTCCCTGACAAACAGATCATTCAGCAGGTTGCGCACCCATGGCTCTAAGTTTTCCAGCATGTCTGTCAGCACCTCGTTAACAAGGTTCTGTGCCGCAATAATAGAACCATCAACACGCTTGTAATCCCTTACGGATACAGTGACCTTTTTGGTTCTGGCTATGTTTTCCAGTGTTTTCCCGCCTCTACGTCCACCAACAGAGCGGGTGGCACCATAGAGAGCATTCATGTCGGCTTCATACGCTTCCAACCACTGGAAATACTGCTTCTTTCGTTCAGCAACCAATTCTGCCAAAGCCATGATGTCGTCAAAAATCTTCTCGGCCATATCATGTTCAAGCAAAGTCGATGCACGGAAAGAATGACGGGGCCGAACGCGGCCAGTGCTATCCGTAATCAATGCATTCCTGTCGCCCTGGGCACGCAAAAGCACTGAGTCCTGATCGTGATTAGTGTTAACGCTCATCCTACATCTCTCCTGTTCATTCCTGAGTAATATGAAAAAAGGTCTTTTGAGGCCCCGATCAGGCTCACACGCAGTTTCTCGACTGCTTCAAAAGCCTGCTGGTCGGGCATGAGGTCCGTCATGCCGGGAACGGCGTAAAACTCACCGTTAAAAGCCCTGTGGCGCAGGTAGGTTTTTATGGCGTCCCGTGTGCCGCAGCACAGCGGGAGCGCACCATCGGGAAAACCCACGCCGGGGTGCCACTCAATCCGCCCGTTCCGCTGGACCCACGCGGTGTAAATTTCACCAGTCACACGCGGTGCCATCAATGCATCGTCCCTTTGTTAAGGTTGACCGGCAACAACCGCATGGTGCGCTCAATGTTCGCCTGAACCATGGAAAAATGGAGAACACTGACAACAGCCAAACTCCATGCGGCGTCATGCAGCTCTTTCATCATGCCGCCATTGCCCTGCGTAATGCTGACAATCTGCGCCATATCCTCGCCAATGCGATCAATGACACTGGCAAGGGACAGCGTGGGGTTCTTCTTCGCCATGTCATCCAGCGCCTCTCCCATGCTTTCAAAAATGGCGGGCAGGTTCCCAACTGCCGTGCAACTCCCGCTCATGGCCGCACCTCGACAAACTCGGCATCAATAATCTGCGGCATGGCCTGCACGGGAATACGCAGCAGGAAACAAGCTGCTTCCAGTTCATTGGCCATGCTATTCAGCCAGTCAGCGGCTTCCTGCCGGTCATTCTGGTCCAGAATGGTCACAGGCTTGGGTAGGGCATAAAGCTGTGCCCCATTCCGCATGGAGCGCAGCACCTTGTCGATTTTCTCAATGGGGGTCTGTGATGGCATCAGAGTGTCTCCATCTGCGCGAGAATTTCACCTGCGGTGGTGTCTTCGGGGTAGCTTTCAAAAAACTCACGGATAACCTGCCGCCGTTCGTCCCCGGCAATGTGGGTTTCATGCGTCAGGACAAAAGCCAGATGGCTTGCCGTGGCATCCGTGGGGCTGCTGCGCAGGAAGTCCCGAATATCGCGCAGCAGGGCACGGTGGCGTTCGGGCTGGGCAAAAATGGTGCTGTCAACAACTTCTGTCAGAACGTCAGACGGCACGGGCATTTCAAGAATGGACATTATGCGTCTTCTCCTGCGTTTTTGTGGTGGGCAGAGGCCCCGGCAACTCTCCGAAACTTTGGCAGCTCACCTGTGATGTGTTCGCCCCAGGCGCGCTTCATGTCGTCAATGGTGATGTTGTCGTTGCCACTGATGCGGGCCATGCGGGTGGCGTTGCGCAAAACCTTGCTCATGGAGCGCAGGCCACCGGGTTTTTGCGCAATACCCTTGGCCGCAACCTTCACGTCATCATCCTGAATGTTCCATTCCGCGATAATGGCGCACATATCGCGTTCCATCGGGCGCTGGATGTAACGGCGCAGGCCGATACGGCTGAATAACTGGGCATGCTCCTTGCTACGGCCCAAGCCGTCGATCTTGTCATTCAGCGGGGCATTCCCTACGATTGCCAGGCCGATTTCCGCCAGATCGTGCAGGGTCCGCAATTCTTCCAGAGCCTGAATGCTCAGGTGGTGGGCTTCATCCACAATCAGCAGTCCTCCGGTATCGGTCAGGCGCTCAATAATGGCTTCATCCAGTCCTGCGCCGCGTTCACGCACCCCCAGCTCTTTGGCAATACGGGTCAGAATGGCGGTAGGGGAGCGCATGGCCGGGCGGGCAGTCACCAACCAGACATTATTGTTCTGGCGCTGGTAAGCATTGACAGCCGCAGTTTTTCCAACGCCCGCATCGCCCGCGATCATGGCTATGTCAGGCCCGTATTTGGCACCGTCCAGCATGGCGAAAATGCGATTGGCGGTGGCCGTCATGATAAACCCCGGAATAATGGGGGTCAGTTCACGCTCTTTCTGCTTGGAGGCCAGAGATTTCAGCCATTTTTCCGCAGCATCATCAACGCGGGCATTGTTGCCGGTGTAGCTGTTGTTCAGCCACGCGGCATATGTCTGGTAGGCAATGCCAACAACTTCACTCGTCTGGCGGATGGATAGCCCCTGCTGCTCCATCGCTATCCGCGCCCGGTTCCGCAAGCTGCTGGCATCGGGCATAGGTGTGGCGTTCGTGGTCTCGTTAGCCATCGGTCGTTTTCTCTTTTACTGTATTGATCGGTTAGTTATTGCGGACGTTTTAGTATTCGTCCGGGTCAACAAGTCGCAGTCCGGGCCGGTCTGCACGTTCCATTTCCATGGCCCGCACCAGATAGTCGTCTTCTTCCTCTTCGTGCTGCATGGCGATGGCGGCATTGCCAGAAGTCGCTGCGGCAGGGCGGAAGGGGCGCACCACCTTGGCCACCATGGGGGCATCTTCAGCAGCATCAGGATTGGGCGCGTAAATGTCCTGCAATTCAGAAAGGGACATACGGATTTCCGCAGCTTTCATATCTTTCTGCGCCCGCTCCCATGCTTTGCGCGCTCGGTTATGGGACTGGGCTGCCCCCTTATCTGCAAAACCCGCAGCAGCAAGGCAGGGTGCTTCACATACAAATGTGCCATCCAGCCGGTAAACGAATACAGAATTCTGCAACGCCTGCGGATCAAACCGCACTACAAGCTTCTGCCCACGTAACGCGGTCAGTTCCTCAGACCAGAAGCGATTACCTTCCAGTTTGAATTCGCCGGTGGTTCTATGTGCTTGAATGGCTTCTGCTGCCAGGAGCCAAAGCCTGCGCTGCTCCGGTGTCGCCTTGGTGATGGGAGCATTGGCATAAGACTCTGCAAACGCTTGTTGGAAGCTTCGTTTTCCCCCACAGACGCGCGACATACGCCCAATGCGCTCGTTATGTTGGCGGATACCTTCAGCCACCACTTTGATGAACACATCCAGAGGAACAGCCTTGCTGCCATAATTCTCTGGCTTGTTCACTGGGTTATTGCCCGTATAGGCTCCCTCAAACAATGGATGCTTTGCCAGACCACCAGCCAGATCGCGCCAAGCACGCTCAATCGGCTTGGACTGCCCGCTATAGGGGTTGGTCCAATGCACCTGCACGCCAAGCTGCGGCATGATCCCCTGTGGTTCATCATCACGCAGCTTGAACCGATAGCGGTTCTCCACACCGCCGGTCAGCCATTTACTGGCAAAGTTGCGTCCGTTATCCAGCCAGCAGTGGGCCGGAATACCATAGCGTTCCACCATGTCCCCAAATGCCAGACGAACCATTTCCTTGTTTTCGGAAATATCCAGCCGCCACGACAGGATCATGCCGCTATAAAGGTCTTGAAAGCCGATTAAGACGGGCCTTACAGGCTTCTCAAGACCGGGCCACTGAACAAACACGTCAAAGCGATGGCCGTCTGCGTTCACAGCTTCCAGCGCATGGAACATGGAGCGGTCGCGCTCTTGTGCAGGATACATCTGCCGCAGGGCATCTTCCCCTTTCCGGCATAGGGTCAGCAGTTCCGGTCCCAAGGCATCCATACGGCGGCGCAGAGTATTTTCCGATGGTATGACCCAGCCTTTTTCTGTGGCCTTTTCTTTGATCCGATTATAGCAGTCCGTAAAACGCGGGCCTGACAAGCGCAGATAATCAGCTTTGAGCGCCTCCCATGCTTCAAAGGAACAATCTGCGCTGCGGGTGGGTTGTGCGTAATGCGGAGCCAATGCCGCCAACCAGTCGCAACGGTTGACGCCGCGCACATCACGATACCAGTTGTAAACTGTAGTTGTTCCAACGTGCTTCAATGCCGCAATCTGGATGATGGCATGGTTTTTACGCGCACCAGCCTGAACCAAAATTTCGACAGCCTCCAGCACGTCATGGGCTTTATGCGCCTTTGCTTTCAGGCGGTCCGGCAACGCGTCAAACCTTCTCCAGAGGTCTTCTCTTTCGCGTTTCGCCCGATCATCTTCCTCTGTTTTCCCGCCCTGCAACCGCATGACCAGTGCCGCCTGCGCCGGAAGCGGCAGGGCATACATGGTAAATTCATACCCACCACCGCGTCCTTCCCGCTCGCGCCACGTCTGGCCTTTCAGGTCAGGGTTCAACCATCCCTCAGCATCTATGCGCGCCTGAACGCCCTGTTTTGTCGCTGGCACCAAAGGGAGCGCCATTGCGGCCAGTTCCGCAGGTGAGAACCAATGCTGCTGTTCAATGCTTGTCATCACCAGCCTCCGCCACGCAGGGCCTGTCTCCGCAGGGCATTTTCCCGGCGCGTAAGCTCTTTTTTGTGTTCAGAAACAGCCACCAATTCGATAGCAGGAAGATAACGCCGCTCAATCACTGCCCAGCCAAGCGGCTCCGCCATGAATTCCAGCAGTCGCCGGTCCCGTGTGGCCGAAATCAGAGCATCAAACCGGGGCACGCTGATCTGGTGCCCCTCACGCTGCACGCTGGCGTAGGCATTCAGCATGTTGATGCTAACGGGTTTCTCCAGCATCGTGGACATTTGTGCCGCGATCTGCTCCCGCGACCGCCCGCATGTATCCAGCGACACGGAAATGGCACGTGAAAGGCGCGATGTGAACAGGTTGGCCTGGATCAGGCGTGGATCAAACCGCACAACCGGATTGGGTGGAACCCAGTCCAGCAAGGAAAGCTGTTCGGGTGCGTTCCGGGTCATGCTGCCACCCTTTCTTCTGACTGATAACCGGGAAGATGGGGCGCAAAAAATTCAATAATCTGCTTACGCTCAGCAGGGGAAGCCTTGCGCCAGATTGCAGCAATTTTCTCAATCACGCCCGGCGGTGTCGGCTTGGGGCGACCGGTAAGCTGCCGAACGATCTCGGAGACCTTGCGCACACCTGGCCACTGGATCACAAAATCCGCAATCTGGCGCTGTCTGTCCGGTTCCTGCTTAGCGAGTTCATCAAGCTGAGCACCATTATCAGCAAGCCAAGTTCCCGTGATTTTTTCACGGACATCTGGCATGATGTGCGTGAAGCGCGTTACGGAGCGGCGAACACTGCGGGCGTCCATTCCCAGTTTTTCTGCCGTGGCTTCTGTAAAGGACGGGATCAAGTGGACAAGCTTGTCCACTTGATCCGTCTTCCGGTCTCCACCATGTTTCGTTTCGGGGTGCAACGCCTCATAAACCGCCTTGCGTTCAGCCAGAAACGTAGCCTTATCCAGCGGGCTTAACTCCCGACGGCACAGGTTTTCATCAATTTCCAGCAGCTTCGCTTCAAGGTCGGAAGCCTTCACAACAATGGCGGCAGCATGGTCTATGCCTGCCAGATTCATCGCAGCCAGACGGTGCCCGCCAGAAATCAGCGCATACTTGCCAGACCGACCAACTTTGCGAACCTCAATGGGGGAACGCTGGCCATTCTCCTGCATGGATGCAGCAATCAATGCGGCCCAGTCAGCGTCAACAGACCGCAACCGCTCTCCAACCTCAATGTCGGATACAGGGATCATTTCAATGTTCATGCCGCCACTCCGTTTTGACGGTGCGTACGGCACGGCAGGGCGGTAGAGGTTCTCCCATTACGATATGAAGCAGGAGTGCCATCAGAATGATACCAGTCAGGCCATATATCATACGGCTTCATGCCCATTTCTTCGGCAATCAGTTTTTCCAGCGGGCGGGAATATCCCGGCTGCCGAATGGCATTGGATACCGTGTTGGGGTTGCGACCGTGCATGACCGCAAAGGCAGAAAGCGTGCCGTATTTCTTGCAGATGCACGCCTTGATGTCTTCCGGGTGCACCCCGCGTGGCTTTTGTGCCATAAGAGTCTCCTTGACTTGGCCCGGCTGCAACCGGGCTATCTTTTTCGTCTATCCGCGTGAGTTTCGAGGGGGACAGAACACCGTGAGAATACGGGAAGCCGAATATCTTGCAAGGTATAAATTCGGCTTGTCGGTTTATTCTTGTGGATATCATGGGGATATCGTTTCTAAGTGCCTGAAATAACTAAGAAACCGAACACAAAAAACGTAGAAATGGCGCATTTGTCGGAACTCGCTCAGAACCGACAAACGGAAGAACTCGTTTTTAGGCTTCGAGAAGCCGTTGGAAAATCCGGGAAGCAGAAGGAAGTCGCCGCTAGGGCTGGTATCCCTGCCAGCACGTTGAGCGAGTATCTCAAGGGCCGCGAAGTCAAATTGTCTGTCGCCGCACGAATCGCAGAGGCATGCAATGTCAGCTTGGAGTGGCTTGCTTCAGGGAAAAACCCAGCTTCCAATCAAAAAAATGAAACGCTTGATACTCTGGATGCTGCCAATATAAATTTCTTTGATGAAGAGGTCAGTGCAGGCTTTGGCCGATCCGGCGTAGATGCCCCAAAACCTCAAAAAATAGCAATTTCCCGCCAATTATTGCACGATCTTGGGTTGGTCCCGCATCATACAATCATGCTGAAAGTCGCCGGTGATAGTATGGAGCCAACCCTCAAAGGCGGGGACAGGCTTCTACTGAACACAACACCGTCTCACTTACTCAACGGGGTTACGGTATTCGTCTCGTCCGGTCAGTTGATGGTGAAGCGCCTAGCACCCACAGCTTCAGGCACTGTGATGATTATCTCAGACAACGATCGCTACCCGACACAAGAAGCAGAAATAAGCCGTTTCCGCTGGGGCGAGCCAGACGGCGGAGATGCCATAACAATAATAGGCCGCGTTGCTTACAGACTACAGGCCATGTCGTGA